ATGTCAATCCATCCAAGATTACACTGAACAAAGGCCTTGATTTTAACCAGATGGTCGCCGCCGAGGTGATGACTACCCCCGAGGGCAAGGAGGGCGTTATTGCCAAATTTGGTGATGAGGAAGTTTCTGAGGTAATACCAATTCAAATTGCTGGTCAAGAGAACTATCTACTCAAAACTCGCCCGTTGTTTTCACAGCAAGACCCGTCTTATCGACTGGCCTATACCGACCAGAACAAAGGGAAGCAAATGCTTGCCAAAATTCAAGCGGGAGCGTTCCCAACAATGTCTGCCATGCTTGGAGGTGGGTCCGCTGCCAAGTTTATTGCCAAATCAGGCAAAACTGGTCTTTTAGCTCAATCTGTTGGTGGTAGCAGCGGCCTTACGCTTGGCGGTATTATCCAAGAGGAAATAATGGGTAAAATCTACGATGCCCCCACGCCTGGTTGGAAGGAGCGGGCTAAGCAATTTGCTTCTGATGCCGCAACGGGACTAGCGATTGATATACCATTAGGGGGTTTTGGTGGTCGTTTGTTATCAACCATGAAAACCGCTCCGATTAAAAACGAAGTGGACAGGGCTTTGCAGTCTGCAATTAAGATTGTGAACAAAGGAAACCCGCAAGTAATCGGCAAAAAGGCTAAAGACATTGTTCCTCCAAGTGGTGCTGCCGCCGGTGAAGCTGGATTGCGATTCACGCGAGAGCTTGCAGGGGCATACCCACAAAGCAGATATTACAGAAACGTCACGGAGCCAATCTTGGAGCAAACTGAGAACTTCCAAAAAGCCCTGACAGGCAACCCAACAGCTCCGCAAAAGTTGCGGGAGCAGGTTTTTGACAGAGTGTTGGCAAAACAGAAGAAAATGACCGAAGTCATTGCTGGGCGCAACACCAAGATGAGAAACATGCTAGAAGGTGCGTTTGAGAAAAGAAGGAACGCGATGCTTCCGCGACAAACGCCGAACATTGAGGCTATTGGACAAGACTTGCAAAGCGCGGTATCACAGGCCCGAGCGCGTGGCGTAGAAATCAAAGATCAGGCGTTCCGAGGCTTTTTTGACGAGCAAGCGGCGAATGTCAGGGTTAAAAAGTCGGAAATAATTGACACTATTAAGCAATCTGCCAAAGGGGAGCGTAACGCGCTTAAGGAAAGCGCACCCATTGACGCCCTGCTACAACGCGTAGAGGCGTTGCCTGATGAATATGTGAGTCTTGAGTTTTTGCGTAATAGTGTGCAGGTTGCGCGAGACAGCGTGACTGACAACGCCACCAAAACGGCACAGCAGGTTGCTGTGGGCGTGTCAGATGCGCTAAATTCGAAGTTCAACAACATCGTGGCACAAAACGGTCTTTCCGATGCTTGGCAAAAGACACTGGATGTATATGATGCTAATTACCAAGCATTTCGCAGAAGTTCTCCAGCAATGGTAATTGGCGAGAAATTTGGAGATTTCAAGAAACAACCAACAAAAGCCGTAAATGCCCTCCTTAACGACCCCAAGGATGTGCGTGACGTTCTTGCCGTTCTGAAAACCACTGGAGACGAGCAGGGCGAGGCATTGATGCGCAAAAAGCTGCAAGATGCCTACCTTGAAAAGATTGGCCTACGTTCTACACAGGGCAAGTCACCAAAGGTGTTGTCCGAGTATGACCCAGGCGTTGTGGACGAACTCTTTGGCAATGCCTCCACATCCATCAAGCGTTCCATTGATGAAATTAACGAGGTGTTTCGAGCCAGCAAGATTGATTTGCGCGAAATACCCGAATCAATGGCTGACGATCTCCTTAAACCGCTTTCCATTAACGAAAGGAAGCAAGTTGTCAACGAGCTTGTCAAGCACAACAAGTCGCTTGCTAAACAAGAGGAGTTGCTAAACAACGAAATTTTCAACCGTTTTATCAAGAACGGTCGATGGGACGAAGTGGATTCCACCAGCCTAGCAGCGGCCCTTAGAACTGGAACGCCATCAGATGTGAAAACAGCGTGGAACAACATCCCCCTCAAGGCACGAAAGGGTGTCAAGGAGGATATTATGGCGTCCTTTTTCGCAGAACACACGCCTAAGTCAGGAACATTGTTTCAACCCAAGACTGGTTATAACCTATGGAACGGAGAGTCCGTAGTGGACAGCCTACAAGGTTGGGAACGAGGCAAGCGCGGCACGCCGGTGTGGGTGTCCAACATGGACACAGTCATGGGCCAGGATATGACAGACCTTATCATAGCCAACTCAAGGCTGAGTGCGGCAACACGCCCCCTTACCAAGGAAGAAGCATTAAAGCTACGAGCACTTACATCATTTGATGGCGTTAAAGTTTACGGTGCTGGTTTGGTTGAGTCAGCCCATCACAGGTTCTTGGCCTCTGCGCTTGGATCAAACAGGCTGGAACCGTATTTGCGAGCTAGACTGCGTAGATCAGCAGACGTTGAGCGCAACTTTGAGCGCATGGTGCGCGGCGTGATTGTAACTAGGCTCGGCATACAAGCCTCGGCAAGACAGGCCAGCAACGATCCCGACTACGCCGCTGCTATGAACGAGGTTTTGGCTGACATTGCGCGGCAAGAGACTGAGAAATGAGCTTGACCCAGCGAGGTTGGCGGGTAGATTAACATCATGGATGAACCCCAGGACGAGCTTGCCGAAAGCAATCGTGAGGAAATGAAGCGGTTTCTGGACGCAATCAAAGAGCGTGCTAAGGAACTACCACCTAATTGCCTTGAGAACACCAAGCCCCATGTAGCTGCCAAGGCTCTGTGGATGCTGTCAGAGGGCAACTCGCTGCGTGAGGTGAACCGGGTTACGCAGGTTGGGCATGAGACTTGCCGCCGCCTGATGATGGATCACAAGGACACCTACGATGCACAGCAAAAGGTAGCAGCCGTGCGCTACGCAATGGGGGCGCAGGAGTTCGTAGACCGCATATTTGAGTGGTCTGAGATGGCGGCTAACGACAGCGAGATGCTGAAGAAGATCAGCCCTGACAAGTTGGCTATGACGGCTGGTATCTTGCAGGACAAGGCGTTGACCCTAAGTGGACAGGCTACCAGCGTGGTTGAGCATCGCAAGGGCAAGAGCATTGAGGAGGCTATTGAGATTATTAAGGAAGCCAGAGCTAGGGTGGCGAACAAAAACAAAGTTGTGGACGCTGAGGTAATTGAAGATGCTAGAGTGGACTAAACACCCTATCCTTCCAATCCCCACTGACGAGGAGATTGCAGAGATGGAACCAGATGAGCTGCTCGCCATCCATGAGGTGCGCGAGCAAGCTATCAGGGATGCACAGGACGACCCATATCGCTACGGCTTTAGGCTACCGCATTGGGAGCGTGCAGAGGAGCAGCTACATGAGGTAGACGAGATTCTAGCCAGCGGTGGCAACCGTAGCGGGAAAACGGCATGGGGCAGCTTCTGCGTGGTCAAGGCGGCTATCGAAAACCCCAAGAGCATCATCATGTGCTTTGCTCAGACGAGCGAGGTAAGCGTGCGCCAGCAACAGAGTGCGGTCTACCAGTGGCTACCGCCTGAGTATCGGCGCAAGCAAACCGGAGCCAGCACATACATTAGCTACACGGTAAAGAATGGATTTACAGACAACTCATTCATTCTGCCTAATGGTAGCCAGGTGATCTTCAAGACATACTCACAGTATCAGAACAACCCAACGATTCTAGAGGGTGCGGAGCTAGGATGCAAAGACCCAGTGTGGCACAATATCGGGTGCTGGCTAGACGAGTATCTGCTGGGTGAGGACTTGATTGGCACGTTGCGATTCCGCTTGGCTACTCGTAATGCCAAGATGCTGGTGACGTTTACGCCGATTGACGGGTGGACTGAGGTGATTAAAGACTACTTGGACAAGGCCAAGACGATTGAGACTAGAGAGGCAGAACTGATTAACGGCGAGTTAGTTCCGTATGTGCAGCGCAGTCATAATCGCAATGCCTCAATACATTACTTCCACACTAAGGATAACCCGTTTGGTGGTTACGACCGTATTAAGAACGACCTAAAAGGCAGACCACGCGAGGAGATTCTTATTCGTGCCTACGGTGTGCCGGTCAAGTCTCAAGCCACCAAGTTCCCCAAGTTCAACAAGGAGGTGAACGTCATACCGCAGGACATGGTTCCCGACAAAGACGTGACCCGATACTGTATTATCGACCCTGCTGGCAGCAAGAACTGGTTTATCTGCTGGATTGCCGTGGACGCCACCAACACCTACTACGTCTACCGCGAGTGGCCTGACAGCACGATAGGTGATTGGGCTGAGTGGAAGGGCGGCAAGTGGGCATCTGGGCAGGGTGCTAAGGGCATGGGCTACGGCATCAAGGACTACGTGCGCCTTATTCTTGAGCTGGAGGATGGCGAGGAAATCTACGAGCGCATCATTGACCCTCGCCTTGGTGCGGCCAAGTATCAGGCTCAAGACGGGAGCAGCAGCATCATTGAGGATCTGGCTGAAAACGACATTGTTTGCATACCAGCACCAGGCATTGACATTGAGGATGGTATTCAAGCGTTGATTAGTAAGATGAGTTATGATACAACCAAGCCGCTGGACAGTGTAAACAGGCCAAGGTTCTATGTGACAGACGAGTGCTTTAACATCATCAACGCCTTGTCAGAATACACTGGAGACGGTGGTTTGAAGGAAGCATGGAAAGACCCCATTGACGTTCTTCGTTACGCATCTGTGACAGACATTGACCACGTAGACACCAAGAAACTAGGAGTAACCAGAATCGGAGCAGGAGGATATTAACTATGGGATTTTACAAAAAGCAGGAACAAGCCAAGAAAGAGCCTAAAAAGAAGGCGGCTAAGAAAAAGCCTAAGACGATTTCTGTCTTGGTAATTGGTAGTTTCCCCAACGCAATGTGGCTCAAAGCAACTGATTCTTCTGGCAAACAGATCAAGGTTCAAGTGCCTAAGCGATTCAGCAAGAGGCTATTAAACAAGCAAATCGAGGTCACACAGATTGACGTTAACAACGAAGAACATTATAAATGGCAACCATGACACCCGAAGAAGCCCAAGATGAGGCAATGATCTACGTTCAAAACGAGCCTAATGTAGGCGCGTTGCAGGAAGCCTATACAGACTCCCTGCGGGACATGGACGAATATATGCGCGATTGCTTGCGCTCTTACAATGAACGCCGCAACCGTTGGCCCGGTAAGTCGCAAGACCTACGCAAGCATGGTGCAAACGCCTTCCCTTGGGAGGGAGCATCCGACATGGAGGTGAACGTCATTGGTGAGCGTATTGACACCTACGTGTCTTTGCTAGACCAAGCCCTTGACCGCAGCCACATCAAGGCGTTTCCTACAAGTCAGGCGAGCATGGCGCGTAGTGCCGTGGTTTCCTCGTTCCTTAAATGGATGCGTAAGTCCTACATTCCAGACTTCCGCAAGCAGATGGAACTTGGTGCTAACTACCTGCTGGAAAAGGGCATGATGATTTCCTATGTGGGTTGGAAGAAAGAACGCCGCACCTACAAGCAGACTGTTACCCTTACGCAGATTCAAGAGGCGATGCCGGAGTTGGCTGACGCCATTATTGGTGGTGACGAGGCATCTGCTGTGGATATGATTTCCGCTGCTTACCCAGAGATGCTGCCTAAGCGGGTAAAACGCGCCGTTAAAGACCTTGCTAAAACTGGTGTTGCCGAGGTAAGCGTTCCGCGTGACAGCGTAGATTGTCCCATTGTCCACTCCTGCGCCCCTGACGGCGAGGTGGTCATGCCATCGTATTGTTACGACCCTCAACGCTCTCCATATATTTTCTGGCGCACCTTCTACACAGCGCAGGAGCTTGAGAAGAAAGTGACCAACGAGGGATGGGACGAGAAGTGGGTTAAGGATGCCATTGCCAAGTTGCGTGGTAAGGATTCCATTTACTACGATGGCGGTGACGGACAGCAGTTCCGCAGCGACCGCACAGGCATGGTAGATGAGAACGACCTAGTTATGGTTGTGTATGCCTACCAGCGTTTGATTGACGAGGAGGATGGCAGCGAGGGTATCTACTGCACCACCTTCCACCCCAACACCGAAGGCTATGCCAAGCATGAACTGCTCAATGGGTATGACGACTACCCATTTGTAGTGACTCGCCTGAGCAACAACCAGCGCAGGATCTACGAAACGCAGACCTTTAGCGACATCCTTCGTGGGCCGCAAATCCAGATCAAGACCGAGCGTGACAGCCGCATTGACCGCGCTTCTTTGGCTACGCTGCCACCGATGATGCACCCTGCTGGTAGACCTCCAAGCGATTGGGGGCCGGGTCGCAAGATCCCATACCGCCGCCTAGGTGAGTTGCAGTATGCCCCTGTGCCTC